TGATATGTGATATAAATAAGTATGGATGCCTTCGGGGTCCACAAAACACAAACTCGCTTTAATAAGGAGCTACTAAGATGACTAATCTAGCGCGGTATCATGCTGCAAATCTTCCAGAACTGTTTGATAGGATTAATAAGAATGGCATAGGAATGGATGATTATTTGGATCGTTTTTTTAATCCGCATGAAAACCCACCAACAAATTATCCACCTTACAATCTCATCAATGTAAGTAATGTATTATCCAGACTAGAGATTGCTTTAGCCGGATTTAAAAAAGATGAGGTTAAAGTTTACACAGAGTATGGTAAACTTGTTGTAGAAGGTAAGAAAGAGGAGAACGACGATACTGATTATGCACATAGAGGACTTGCACAAAGATCCTTTACTAGACACTGGACTATCGCTGATGACACTGTTGTCAAAGAAGTCGTCTTTGAAGATGGACTACTTTCCGTTACACTTGGTAAGGTAGTGCCAGAACATCACCAGCGTAAGGACTGGATCTAATGTCCACTTCGGAAAGAGGGCCGCCTTGACGGTCCTCTTTTTTATTGGTACAATAACAGAAGGAAATTTTTTTAACAATGGCTATTAAACTTGCTTTACTCAAGTCTGGGGAAGAAGTTGTTGCGGATGTCAAGGAACTGGTATTTGAGTCGAAAGTAGTTGGTTATGTATTCAATAACCCTGTTACGATTAATTATTTGAATCCAGAAGTTCTTATGGAAGGAGGATCATCTTTGAACATGTCGTTTCAGATTTGGAATCCCCTTGCTAAGGATAGAAACATTCCCGTTGCTCCTGATTGGGTTGTGACGTTAGTTGATCCCATTGATCAAATTATAACTCTATATACAACACAATTAACAAAGGCGAAAGATGGCGGAACAAACAACGAAGAGTCAGACGATAGAAGTGACACCGGAGATAATTCAACTGTTGTTCTTAAAGAATGATAGTATTGTAATTTCCAAAATCGAAGATATTGGTTCTGAGTTGGGTGAGCCTGATTGTAAATTAACCAAACCATATGAAGTTGTTCTTGATGAAGATAATAAAACAGCTTTGATTCCTTGGTTAATTAAATATACAGATCAGCGTCAGTTCATGGTTCATTCTGATCAAATTTTGACCATGGCTGATCCCAATGAAAAACTATCTAAACTTTATAATGAAAAACTCCTCTGATGAGATTCTATACTAATGTTCAAATGGTTGGGGACCAAATTCTCGTTCGTGGATATGAGAATGGTCAACGATATAGCAATCGTGAACTTTTTCGCCCAACTTTGTATGTTGATTCAAAGAAGAAAAGTAAATACAGAACATTAAATGGCGACACTGTAGAACCCATAAAACCAGGTACTATTCGTGAAACTAGGGATTTTATAAAGAAGTATGATGGAGTGGATGGATTTAGACTCTATGGGTTTGAACGTTTCATCTATCAATATATTGCAGAACAATATCCAGAAGAAGAAATTAAGTTTGATATATCAAAGATTAATTTGGTAACAATTGATATTGAGGTTAAGGCTGAATATGGATTTCCAGATGTAGAGAATGTTGCTGAAGAAATACTTTTAATCTCAATCCAAGATTATAATACAAAACATATTATTACTTGGGGTGTAGGACAATTTAATAATAAACAAGAGAATGTTGAATATCGTTCTTATCCAGATGAGTTTGGATTGTTGAATGCTTTCATTCAATGGTGGATGGATAATACTCCAGACGTTGTTACTGGATGGAACTGTGAACTATACGATATCCCATATCTTACCGGCAGAATTAAAAGAGTTCTTGGTGAGAAACTTATGAAGAGACTCTCTCCTTGGGGATTGGTAACTCAGGATGAGATTTTTATTCGAGGTAGAAAACAATTTGTATCTGATATTGGAGGTATATCAGTTCTTGACTATATGAAACTTTATCAGTGGTCTCCTGGTACTCCTAATCAAGAATCTTTTCGGTTGGATTATATCGCCCAACAGGAATTAGGACAAAAGAAACTTGATCACTCCGAGTTTGATACTTTTAAGGATTTTTATACAAATGGTTGGCAAAAATTTGTAGAATATAATATAGTTGACGTTGAACTTGTTGATAGACTTGAGGATAAACTTAAGTTAATTGAACTTGCATTGACAATGGCATATAATGCCAAGGTTAATTATCAAGACATCTTCTATCAAGTTAGGTTGTGGGATTGTATTATTTTCAATGAATTGAAACGCAAGAACATTGCTATTCCATCAAAATCTAGAAGTAAAAAGGATGAAAAATACGCAGGTGCTTATGTCAAGGAACCAAAAGCGGGACGCTATGATTGGGTGGTTAATTTTGATCTTAACAGTCTATATCCTCACCTTATTATGCAATATAACATCTCACCAGAGACACTCAGTGAGACTAGACATCCCAGCGCGAGCGTTGAAAGGATTCTAAATCAAGAGTGTGAGATTGATAGTCAATATGCGACTTGTGCTAATGGAGCGCAGTATAGAAAAGATGTGAGGGGATTTCTTCCTGAACTTATGGAGAAGATGTACAACGAACGTGTCATCTTCAAAAAGAAAATGATTGAAGCAAAGAAAACTTATGAGAAGACCCCCACTAAATCATTGGAAAAGGAAATTGCAAGATGCAACAACATCCAAATGGCGAAAAAGATCTCTCTTAATTCTGCTTATGGTGCTATCGGCAATCAGTACTTCAGGTATTATAAGTTAGAGAATGCGGAGGCTATTACTCTTAGTGGACAAGTTTCTATTCGTTGGATAGAGAATAAGGTGAATACCTATTTGAATAAGGTTCTTAAAACAGATGATGTTGATTATGTTATTGCTTCTGACACCGATTCCATTTATCTTAACTTGGGCCCATTAGTTGAACGTGTGTATGAAGGAAGGGATAAGACTACAGAAAGTGTTGTTAAGTTTCTTGATAAAATTTGTGAAACGAATTTAGAACCATTTATTGATGATAGTTATCAGAAATTAGCTGATTATGTTTCTGCATATGATCAGAAGATGTTTATGAAACGTGAGAACATTGCTGATCGTGGTATATGGACTGCGAAGAAGCGATACATACTTAACGTATGGAATAGTGAAGGAGTTCAATACTCTGAACCCAAACTTAAGATCATGGGTATTGAGGCTGTCAAATCTTCTACTCCGGCTCCTTGTCGAAAGATGATTAAAGATGCTCTTAAACTTATGATGAATGGTACTGAAGATGATGTTATTGAGTTTATTGAAAATTTCAGGGAACAATTTAAACAATTAGATCCAGAAGATGTTTCCTTTCCAAGAACAGTAAGTGATGTTCAGAAATATCAATCTTCATCTACCATTTATTCTAAAGGAACCCCAATTCATGCAAGAGGGGCATTACTATTCAATCATTATATTAAGAAAAATGATTTGTCAAATAAGTATTCTTATATTAAGAATGGAGAGAAGATTAAATTTTGTTATTTAAAAAAGCCTAACATAATTAACGAAAATGTGATATCCTTTATACAGGACTTTCCTCATGAGATTGGTCTTGACAAGTATATCGATTACGATCTTCAATTTGAGAAGTCATTTCTTGAACCACTCAAGATCATTCTTGATGCTATTGGGTGGAATGTAGAAAAAACAAACACATTAGAATCATTTTTCGTATGAAGGATCAAAACACTATATCAGAGAATGAATCTCAGGCAGATAAGTGGAAAAGAGCTCAAAGTTTATTCATTGAGTCTCTTATGAAACCTGATCATGAGTTACGTTCTTGCGCCCACAATCAAAAGTGTTATAATGAGTTAATTGCAATACGTGACGATATTGTGGAACATGTACGAATGGGGGGTTATTAGTGACTCAAACTAAAGAAAAAATTGAAGCTGCGGAGAAACGTATTAAAGAACTTCAACTCTTGATTAAACATTGGAAGACACAAAATGGATTTTCTTAAAGATATTGTAAACGAAATAGGTGATGAATACACTCAACTTGCTGTTGATATTGACTCAACTGAACGGTATGTTGATACAGGTTCGTACATTTTCAATGGACTCGTTTCGGGTAGTATATTTGGTGGCGTATCTTCCAATAAAATTACTGCTATTGCTGGAGAATCTAGTACAGGAAAGACGTTCTTTTCTCTTGCGGTTGTCAAGAATTTCTTGGAAACTAATCCTGACGCCTATTGTCTTTACTTTGATACTGAAGCTAGTATTACGAGGTCACTCTTAGATAGTCGTGGACTGGATCTGACAAGGTTGGTAGTGGTTAATGTAGTCACTATAGAAGAGTTCAGAACGAAGGCACTTAAGGCCGTTGATAAATATATAAAAATGCCTGAAGACGTTCGCAAACCTTGCATGTTTGTGTTAGACTCTTTAGGTATGCTTTCCACAGAAAAAGAAATCACGGACGCTCTGAACGATAAACAAGTTCGGGACATGACTAAATCGCAGTTAGTCAAAGGTGCGTTTAGAATGTTGACTTTGAAGTTGGGTCAAGCAAACATTCCCCTTATAGTTACGAATCATACATACGATGTCATCGGTAGTTATGTCCCTACTAAAGAGATGGGAGGCGGCAGTGGCCTCAAGTATGCCGCGTCTACAATCATTTATCTCAGTAAAAAAAAGGAAAAGGATCAGAAAGAGGTTGTTGGAAACCTTATTAAAGCTAAAACGGCTAAATCGAGACTCTCTAAGGAAAATAAAACAGTAGAAGTACGTCTCTTTTATGATAGCCGTGGTCTTGATAAATATTACGGTCTTTTGGAGCTGGGTGAAATTGGCGGGCTCTGGAAAAACGTTGCCGGAAGATACGAATTCAACGGCAAAAAAATATATGCCAAACAGATTCTTGCGGATCCTGAAACATACTTCACTCCAGAAGTAATGCAAGCACTTGATGAAACTGCGAGAAAAGAATTTTGTTATGGAGAAAATTGAACACACTATCCTCAGAAATCTTGTTTATAACGAAGATTATCTAAGGAGAGTTTTGCCTTTTATTAAAAAAGAATACTTTGATCAAAGACTCGATGGCGTTGTCTTTGAAACTATTTCGTCGTTTGTTGTTCAATACGATACTCTTCCTACTAAGGAGATTTTATCTATTGAACTGGATAAAAGGTGTGATCTTACCCAGGATGAATATAACACTGTTATTGATTCGGTATCTAAATTTGATGATGCCGTATCGGAGAATGAATGGTTAGTTAATACTACAGAAAAATGGTGCCGTGACAGGGCCATTTATCTGGCATTAATGGAGTCGATTGCCCTCGCTGACGATAAACAAAATGACGAAAAAAAGGGCCGTGATGCTATTCCATCTATTCTTTCTGACGCATTAGCCGTATCGTTTGACAATCACATTGGACACAACTATCTTGAGGACTATGAACAAAGGTATGAATCCTACCACAGGAAGGAAGACAAGATTGCCTTTGATCTTGAATATTTTAACAAAGTTACCAAAGGTGGGCTCCCTAATAAAACTCTTAACATCGCTCTTGCTGGTACGGGTGTCGGCAAAAGTTTATTCATGTGCCACGTGGCTAGCTCCGTCTTGTTGCAAGGACGGAACGTTTTATACATTACATGCGAGATGGCAGAGGAGAAAATTGCTGAGCGAATTGACGCAAATCTTCTGAACATAAACATACAAGAAATTACAGATCTTCCTCATCAAATGTATGAGGGTAAAGTAACCAGTCTCGCTCAGAAGACGCAAGGGTCTCTTATTATAAAAGAATATCCTACTGCATCTGCTCATTCGGGACATTTTAAAGGACTTTTAAATGAATTAGCATTAAAGAAATCGTTCAGACCTGATATAATATTCATAGATTACTTAAATATATGTGCGTCTTCTAGATATAGGGCTAATAGTAATGTCAATTCGTACTCGTATATCAAAGCGATTGCAGAAGAACTCCGTGGTCTTGCGGTTGAAACGAATGTTCCAATCGTATCCGCTACTCAAACCACTCGTTCTGGTTTTGCTAGCAGTGATGTTGATCTCACTGATACATCTGAGTCCTTTGGTCTTCCTGCTACAGCTGATTTGATGTTTGCTTTGATTTCCACAGAGGAATTAGAAGGATTGAATCAGATAATGGTCAAGCAATTGAAGAATCGTTACAATGATCCTACAATTAATAAAAGATTTGTAGTTGGAATTGACCGGGCCAAGATGCGTTTATATGATTGTGAACAAAGTGCTCAGGAAGATATCGTTGACAGTGGGCAGGAAGAAGAGTATACTTTTAACGAAGGTAAAACCATCAAGCAAAAATTTGCGGAGTTGAAATTTTGAAAAAGAAAGTTGATTTCAATAAGTATACAACTTTTGTTGATGCAGTTACTAGTCATGCATCAAAAGATTATGCTTCTTTTGATGGAAGATTATTTGAGTTATCAAAGGATGTAAAGATTGAACGCTTGTTAACTGCTGCTGTTGGTATTAGTGCAGAAGGTGGAGAGTTCATGGAGATTGTTAAGAAGATAATCTTCCAAGGCAAACCCGCAGATGAGGATAATTTAGAACATCTTAAGATTGAACTAGGTGATGTCATGTGGTATGTTGCACAGGCATGTATGGCTTTAGATGTATCTTTTGATGATGTTATTAAAACTAATGTAAATAAGCTTAAGAAACGCTACCCTGGTGGCGAATTTGATGTTTATCAATCGGAGAACCGTAAGAAAGGAGATCGCTAATGGATGTTGAATTTATTCCTGATGATGAATTCTTTATTCCAGAAGATGATGGGTTTGAATTGGTATTCGAACCTGATCCTGAATTTTTGGCAAAGTTAGAAGCTGCTGAGAGAAAGAAGAAGGAAAAACAAAAAGAAGAATAATTAAGTACTGATCCTAAATAAAAAGAAAGAAGTTCTTAAGTGTGTGGCCCATTTAACTAAGGACACTCTCTCTAAAAGGGAAGGAGAAAAGTTTACTAAGAAGTTCCTTTCCATGGATGGATTGGTAAATGAGTGGAAGGTGGTAGATAATGGAATTTTTATTCCTACTGCTTTAGTTTTAGATATTGAGGGTGAGGATTATGCTTTTGAATCGCATGATTCCGATGACTTCCAATTAATTTTTAATAGGGTACAACAAACTGCTAATATCTCTGGAACGAAAGGTAAAATCCAGTTTACAGGTCATTATAAAAATACTGGCCAGATTAAAACGATCAAGTTAACTGACTTAGAAAAGACTCCAGAGTTTGGTGGAGCAGGATCTGGAGAGAAGAAAGAAAATTTAGGACTTGTTTTTGAAAGAGAATTTTTTCAATCGATAGAATATCTTCTTCAATTAAGAAAAGAGAAGGGTCAATATCATACTTTCGCAGAAAAGTTAATTGAACAATTATCACAAAATACAAAATATAAAGTTTTAACTAGAGCGATTCCTGAAGGAGAAAATAATACAAAAAGACCTTTAAGTGTTTATGCTATGAGGTTGGGTGGAGGTAAAGAGGATATTGGTGAAATTGTTACTGATATTACTTTGGAGTATGGTAAAGAAAAGGTATATCTTTCATTAAAATTTGAAGAGACTTTAGCGTTTGCTAACATTGGTGTAAGTACGATATTTACAGAAGCTTCATTAAGTAAGTATGATCCAAATGCTAAAGGCATGGCTCTTTTAAAAACATTTGGACTTGATTGGATTAGTTTTTGTGAAACATTTAATACGTATCCCCATTCAAAAAAGATTCAGAATCACAAAAAGGACATAACAGGTAAGATTAATAAGAAGAATGTAACAAGACTGTTACGCCAAATGATGGGCAAAGGTTATTGGATGGTACATGGTCGTAGTAGAAGTAATGTTGAGATCTACGAAGTTAACGATTCGTATCTAAATCGCGCAACAACCTTGACAGGCAATATAACTGCGTACTATGGTGGAACTACTGGTAAAGGTAAAAAGGTAGTTGTTGACTGCGAATCTAGCCTGTACAAATTTCAGTTTAACTTCCGAAATAAACAGGGTAAACTTTATCCATCACACGTTATGTGTGACTATAAGAAGAAATAAGATGTCTAAGAATACTCACCTAGAACATCTTGAAGATGATATTCTTAATGATGGATCAGTAGGAGCAACTAATGCAATAGGTTTTTTAGAAGAGTTGGGTAGGATGTTAAGTCAACCCACTTCTTCTATTAATATTACTACAAAATGGGACGGTGCTCCTGCGATTGTTTGTGGTATTGATCCAGAGAGAAAAAGATTTTTTGTTGGGACAAAATCTGTATTTGCAAAAACAAAACCAAAACTTTGTTTTTCTGATGATATGATTGATGCTTGGTATCAAGGTCAATTAAATCAAAAACTTAAGGATTGTCTTAAGTATCTTCCAGAACTTGGTATTACTGGAGTTCTTCAGGGAGATCTTTTGTTTACTGACGATAAGAAAAAGGAAATTATTAATGGCGAAAGCGTAATTAGCTTTACTCCGAATACTATTACATATGCTGTTCCTGTAGATTCTGATCTAGGAAAATTAATTAATGGAGCTAAGGTAGGTATAGTTTTTCATACTACCTATACTGGAACTTCTATGGAAGAGATGACTGCAAACTTTAATAAGATTTCTGTAAGTAGTACTGGTAATGTATATGCGGCAACTGCTTCATTTGAAGATGCGTCCGGTGCAGCAGAATTTACTGCTGACGAAATTCAGAAATTTAATGCATTGGTTAATCGTGCTCGTGGTAGTATTACAAAAGCATCTACTTTTTTAGATGTTCTTGGTGAAACTGGTTATGGTAGATATCTTCTTTCTGGATTATTTAAACAGTTCTTTAATTCTTATATTCGTCGTGGTGAAAAAATTATTAATGTAAGACAAAAGGTTATTGATTTTAATGGATACTATGAATCTATATTAGACAAACATATATCAACATTAAAGACAACAACATCTAAGGCAAAGTATCGTACCATGCAACAAAATGGTCTTGAATTTTTGAATAAGAATAGTCAATCTGTTTACTTTACTATTGCAACTTATATTAATTTGCAGGAGGCAAAGAGATTTGTTATTCGTAAATTGGAGAAGGTTAAGACGTTAGGAACATTTTTGAAAACTGAGAATGGTTATAAGGTTACTGCCCCTGAAGGATTTGTTGCTATTAAATCTGGAAAGGCTTTGAAGTTAGTTGATAGACTTGAATTTTCTCGTGCGAACTTTACTGCTGATAAGGAGTGGGAGACTGGTAATACTTTATATTTGGATAAACCTCTTATTGGTACAACTGGAACTAATCAACATCGATCAGTAGCTATTACTTTTGGTAGATTCAATCCACCTACTATTGGCCATCAGAAACTTTTAAATCAAGTTAAGAAAGTATCATCAAATTATAGGATTTATACGAGTCATACTCAGGATAAGAAAAAGAATCCTTTATCGTCTGCATCTAAGGTTTCATATATGAAGAAGATGTTTCCTGTACATGCAAGTAAGATAATGTATAATACTTCTCTCAAGACTATAATCCATGTATTAAAAGATCTTGAAAAAAATTATGAAGAAGTTGCTTTGATTGTAGGTAGTGACAGGGTTAGGGAGATGAGAACCCTTATTGAAAAATATAATAATAAGGAGTATTCGTTTAAGAGTTTAAAGGTAGTATCTGCTGGTCAAAGGGATCCTGATGCAGAAGGTGTAGGTGGAATGTCTGCTTCTAAAATGAGAACAGCAGCACAAAAGGAAGATTTTAAATCTTTTAGACAGGGGATTTCTAAGAGTTTGGATGATAAAGAAACAAGAAATCTTATGAATGAAGTCAGACACGGCATGGGACTTGCATAAATAAGATTGTATACAGATAATATGATGAAGAGTTTTAGCCAGTTTGTATCACAAGCCCAGTCTGTTGTTTTTGAAAAGAAACAACCGAAAGACACTAGAACTCTGCGTGAAAAGTATTTGGATGGGGATATTTTTAAAGTAGGTGAACAAGTTGAAGATATTAAATCCAATAAGATTGGAGAGATTATTCGTAGAGGTGCTAACTACCTCATTTGTTTAGATGAGTCTGAAAATGTTTTTAGATGTTGGCTTTCTGAAAACATAAAGACTAGGATAAATAAATAAAAAGTGCAGGGTAGCATTTAAAAAATGGAAAGTTCAACTTGGCAGAATCTCTTTGAACAGGCTAGGACTGTTCTAGCTCCTGTTGAAGAGGATTTGGAACCTGGTGAGAAGGAGCATCTCAAAAAGAGACGTGAAGAGCTTAAAAGGCAAAGAGTGATAAAGCATAGGACCCACCAAAGGTCTGCTGAACATGATAGGACTAGACTAAGAGACACGGAGGCTGTTATGCGTGCTGATGAATTTGATCCTTCATTGGACGAAGAAGAGAAGAAGTTTAAAGTAAGAGTTAGGAATCGACATACGAATAGGACTGACGTTCGTATGGCTACCCGATCAAAGATCAATAAACTTCGTGCTAGTAAAGAAATTTCATCAGTTGAAATGACTGGTCATGGAGTTGCGAAAGAACAAAAACCTGTTCAGAAAAAGAAACCTATTTCCACTGCTTCAAATGTTAAGAAGGAATCTACAGAAGTACCATCAGGAAATGTTAAGAAACTCGTTAGTAAAGCGGTTAAGAGAGTTGACACAGATGTCGATGGCGATGTCGATCATAATGACAAGCAGAAAGGCCCCTTAGGAGAATTTGTTCCAGATCCTTCTGGTAAGAAGAGAGTTTATAGTGGTGTAAAGAAAGAAGGATTCTCTAATTGGAGAGATGAACTTCGTGAAATTAAAGATGTTGATGATAATGATGTTAAGAAAATTGATACCAAGAAGAAAGTAAAGAATAAGATTATTATCAATCCAAAACTTGGTGAAGAAGTAGAACAGTTGGGTGGTAAACTTATATCACTTGCTGAGAAAAAGGGTGGTAAATGTGATGATTGTTCATGTGAAGGTTGTGGACAGAATCCATGTGTAGAATGTGGTGAAGATCATCATAATTTGGATGAAGCATCATATCCAGGTTACGATGAGAAAGGTAAGAAAAAGGATGATCGTCTTACGGTAACTCATGCTGATAAGAAAGCAAACACTCCTGCTTATCAAAAGTATAAGGCAGGTGATAAGAGGTATAAGGCTGCTGATCATTTAAAGAATGAAGAGGCTGGTGGTGCTGAAGATAAGGGTCTTAAAGCAAAACAACAGAAACAAAGTCAGATTAAGAAACAGATTCTTCTTAAGAAGATGCAAGCTGTTAGATCTGGTGGTGGAGAAGACATTCAAGCATCATATCAACCTGATGTGACTAAAGAAGAAATTAAAATGACCAAGAAGGCATATAATAAACTTCATAAAGATTTTAAGAGTGACGACCCTAAGAAACCTCGTACAACAAAGTATAATCCTAAGACAGGTGGTACAGAATCACATCCTGTTAAGTTTGTAGATGAAGCAAAAGTAGATACTGGTAAGTCTGCTGATGAAAAAGCAACTGCACGGAATCAAAGGAATAATCCTAAGAAAGGTGATCCTGGTTTTGGAAAGTTTGCCACTTCAGTTTTCATAAAGAGAAAGGAAGGACAATCATTGGCGTGGGGTAAGGACTCTGCTGCTAGTGAAAAACGTAGAGAAGCACATGCTAAGAAGCGTGGTATTAAAGAAAAAGAAGGGGCTCTTCATGAAGATGAGTATCGTAGAATGCTTGCGAAAGAAAGACAAACCGAAAAGCAAAAAGAATTAAAGAGGGGTGGACCAAAGAGTGTTACTCCAGGTAAAAATACTAAGAATAGTGCTAAGTCCTATGCTGACCAACAAAAACAATCCATTGATTATCACGATAAGAAAAGTAAAAACAACAAAATTGTCGTTGGTATGGTTAAAGAACAGGGTGTTGATGAAGCAAAGGTAGATACTGGTTCTGCTGAGGAGAAAGCAACTGCTAGAAATAAGAGGAACACTCCTCCTGGTAAGGACTCTAAGTTTGATACTTCAGTCTTTATAACCAGAAAGCCTGGTGAGTCTCTTGATTCTGCTCGTACTAGAACTCGTCAAAAAGCACATGCTGCTAAGCGTGGTGTGAAAGAAGGGTTTAAAACACTAACACCGGATAAGAAACGGGCAATTAGGAATCAGGCAGAGCGTAGAAAGAAGTCAGCTGATAGAGCTCAGATGGCTAGTGATTACACGACATCTACGAAGCAGGATCAGCAAGTTCGTAAGATGAAAAAGGTTAGTGAAGACAAAGCATTTGATAATGTGGTGAGTATGTTGCGAAAAAAGCACGGTGAGTCCGGTGTCCTCACAAAAGATTCTCCAAAACCAAAACCACAACCTAAGGCAAAACCCAAACCTCAGAAACCTTTAAGTGCTAAAGAAAAGGCACAGAGAGAAGTTGATGCTCAGTATGGTGGAGCTGAAAATAGAAAGGCAGGTCGTGGGTTAGGAACCTGATGCCTATTAATGTAAAAAAATCGAGTATGGGAAAAGTCATAGATGATTTCTATGACTCTGATGCCCCTCAATTTAAAGGTAAGTCGAAGAAGAAACGTCGTCAAATGGCTATTGCTGCCAAGTTGAGTGCGGATGAATCCTATACTGAAAAGAGTATGGAAAGGACTCAAAGACTTCCTGGTAAACCAAATACTCTTTGTGGAACTGGTGGATATTTAAAGAATGCAATGAAGGCAACAGGTACTAAGAAAATAAAGAATTATAAAGAAGCGACTACTCAATTCCGTAGCGAAAAACAAAAAAGAAAAGATTCTGCACGTGAACAAGAGAATACCAATCGTAACCTTCGCATGAAGCATGGTAAAAAGTGGAAAGATTATACTAAAGATGCTATTGCTGCAAAAGAAAGAGAAAAGAATAGGTTGAAAGTTGGTGAAGTTAAGAGATATGATAAAAAGAAACAGAAGTGGGTTTCAAATAAAGACTAACGCCTATATAAGTGCAGTTGCAATAAGATAATGTCTTTATCAAAAGAGGTTGTCCTTGAAGCACTTAGGTGTTGTAGGGATGTATATCCTCATGATCAAGATTTCTTGGTTAGTAGAAAAGTTGCAGGACATACTATTCTTGCTGTAGAAGGAACAAACGAAACTACAGACTGGGTAACTAATCTGAAGTTTTTGATTCGAAGGGATGATTGTCATAGAGGTTTTAAAAATAATGCTAATAGAACCTTAGCACAATTAGTAGTTGCCTATGAAGGATTGAATCCAGAAAGGAAATTGGTAATTGCAGGACATTCTCTTGGTGGTGCGACTGCTACATTAATTGCTGATCTTCTTTGGGAGTCTGGTAATACAAATATTGCACTTGTAACTGCTGGATCACCTAGACCAGGTGGACGCAGACTACGCAGGAGGATCAAGGATCTTGAACATCTTCGGTTTGTTCATGGTAATGATATTGTGCCAGGGACTCCTCCTTGGTTAGCAGGTTATGTACATACTCATCCAGTTACTAGACTGGAAGATGAGAATGATACAAGATTTGATGGTGTAGCCGATCATAATATGGGAGACTACTATAAGGCTGCGGAGAAGTATTATTCATGAGTTTAATATTTTTATTGGTAAAACCACTTCTCCTTATGATGGTACGTAAGGTTTTCAAAAAACAAATGAAAACTTTTGCTGTTGAAATGATGGAGGAATATGCCAAGACAACAGATAATGATATTGATGATGAGATAGTAGCACGTATCAAAAAGGCTATGAGATTGGGTGCCGTGTGAGTATCCTAGTTTTATAAATATCTAAAGACAAAACATTTTGCGGGCATAACAAATGGCACTCTGGGGAAATAGTGACGCGGTGGGATCCGCTGATGGAACGATAACACTGAATTATAGTACTGGTGTCGTTACTGGTACTGCAACTACTTTCGGCGCGACTGGAAGTGTTCAAGCTGGGGATATAATTAGGATTGGAGTTAGAGCGGTAGGTGCTGCAGCTACTTATTACGGCGACGCGACAGTGGTAAGTGTTGCAAGTACAATATCCTTAACCATTGGATCAACAATGGGTCTTAGTGGTGTTGCAGTTGCTGCTACCACATATCAGGTAAGTCAATATCCACAATCAGCAATTTTGGATCAAACTTATGCTGAGACTAAGGAATCAGATTCAGCATATACTACGTATGCCACTCGTACATGTAGTACTCTTGCTGGTGTCGCTACGGATATTATTCCCATTAACGACCTTCCAGAAACAGTTGCTGCTAACGACTTCTTGATTACCCCCGTCAATGGTCGTATTAAAATTAGCAGTGTTACACAACTAGCAGATGGTACTGGCGCTACATCAGTATCTCTTGCTTCTACAGTTGGTACAGCCGTCGCGGTTGCTGGATTCTGCACATTCCAGAGATTTAACGCTGGTTATGATGCATACATATATGGCGTATCAGCTGCTGAGAAGACTCTCGTTTCCGGTACTCAATATGATACGGGTGTAGGTTGGGTTGGTGTTACTACATACCACGATAACCACGGTAACTTGAGGGTTAAGAAGGAAGTACTTGTCGCTGCGTCTGGTATTACAACTGGTAATACTCCATTGTATGATGCTGCTCCTCTTACTTAAAGACTGATTGAAAATTGCTATATGAGTTATGTTCTTTCATGAATTGACAGAGGATAATTTCCTCTTATTCGCAATTAAAAATTATGATAATCCACAAGCGGTAACACAGGAAGACTTCTTCGATGATATGAAGAAGTTCAAATACATAAAACGGTTATTAAAAAAGTTTAAGAAAAGTGGAGTACTTAGGACTCATCTTCTTGTAAATCATTTTATTACGGTTTACAATTTATTTGGTGAGGCTGCCACTCCACTTTTGTTTTATAAGATAGAACCAGATTTATGGCCTGTCATGAAAACTTTTATTGTAACTTTAGGTAAACTACCAGATTATCCTAAGTGTTTTATTCATGAAATTCCTATTGATAATGATTGTTATAGAGAACTTAAGAAGGTAATCTGAATGTCTAATTCATTAGATAAAATCATAATAATTACAAGAGGTTTTCGTACTAAGAAATTGTATCGTGAAGAAGCGCCTGTTAATAATGTTGGCGGTGGTCAAATTGCCGGAACATCTCAAGCGGGTGATGATCCCCCAGTAGATTTGAGAAAGAAGAAAACTAGAAAGTGGAATCCTTTCTTTAAAGATCTAGCAAGGGCGCAACGACGAAATGAGAGTTAACGATGCGGTTGTAGAAAGATTAGAAAGAGTAATAGAAACTCTGAGTGAGAACTCTATTAAGATGGGGCAGATGCTTGATGTCCATGATGAGAAATTAGACAAGCCAGATAGAATGGATGCAGTGCTCTTTGAGAAAGTAGAGAGTGTTCATCGTGAGGTAAATAGACAGGCATCCGAAATAAAATCAGGTTGTGAAAGAGACATCAGAAAAGTCGATGACCGTCTTAGAGTCATTGAAAAGAAAATGTGGACTATATTTGGCGCTCTT